CGAAGTCCAGGACGATCTCGTCCACCTGAGTATTGTCTGCGATGTATTTGAGTCCGGCGAAGATGCGGTTCATGCCTTGTTCCTTTCCTGTAGCGGCGGCTGCCGCGTTGAGTACGGCCAGACTGCCAGTGGCGATTGCACCCCAGTCAGCCTTTCCGAGTTGATTCAGTTGCGCCTGAACAGCGTCAGGTGTCTTGACACCCTTTGGCACGTTGCGTGGCTCTGCGTGGCTCCTAGGTGCCTCTGCGACGATTCTAGGAGCAGGTGGTGGGGTGATCTCTGGTGCTACCACAGGCGTGGGATTGTCCAGAGGCTTTGGTGCGGCGACCTTGCCGCCTGGGTGCGTCACGATGACCACGCACTTGTAGTCAGCCCCAGCCTTCTTGACCTTGACCTTGGATGAGGCGATGGCGCGCAACTGCGCCTCAGTGACCGGCACGCCGAACTTCTCAGACTTCTTTCGGTCATCTCGCGTCGGACATGCCCACTGCCAGCCCAGATCCTGCGACCAGCCTGCGCTGGTCATGTGGCCGTAGCCTGCCTTGACGATCTTGGGGTCCTTCTTTGTCCAGTACGACTTCCAGACCTCGTGCCACTTTGAGATCTTGACGGCAGGGTCGTAGCCAACTGCCTGCTGGACCCAGATGATCAGCGCAGCGCCCTTCTTGCCTGCCTCCATTGCATCTGCCCACGACTTCGCTGGTCGAGCGGAGCCTCCGAGCACCTTGACGGTCTTGACCAGTTCTGGAAGCGACGAGCCGTTATCCGACACGCCCTGCTTCTCTTTCTTGCCAGTGGCTTTCGCCTTTGCTGCGACGCCATCTGACGCGCTGAAGTCAGCGGTGTAGCCAGACGCCCACGAGACGGCCGCAGCCGCGCTGGAGGGTCCGCAGTCATCTAGGATGCCCTGCTTGATCGCCTCTGTGTCTGAATAGAGTTGCGACTTGACTCGGTACTGCACGCTACCCTCCGATCTCCTTCTTGATGTGCACTGCGATGGCACGCGCCGCAGCCTCAAAGCCCAGTGCTGCACTGACCGGATGACCCTCAGTCACTCCCTCGGCGTAGTAGTTCCCATCGTCCGCGAGCTTCCAAAGTGTGCCGCCGAAGGCGCTGTTGTTCTCATTTGGCACGAGCGCAACCCACTCGCCAGGAGCGGTGTCTACGCGAGTCCAGCCCTGCCCTGAGATGTCCTCAATGTGATCGGATGCGTTCACGGTCACTCCTTCCACCTGAGCGGTCCTGTGACGAGCCAGATCAGCGTCAGCCCTCCGAAGAGCCATGCCATCGTCTCCTGAGTTGCGCCCTCTGGGAGCACCACGACGGCGAACAGGAGACCGAGGACGGTCCACGCGCCACCTACGAGATCCACGATGATGCGGTTGATCACTTGCTCACCTTCCTTGATGCGGTTGCGGCTGCAGCGACAGCGGCGCTCGCCACTTGACTGATGACGATGGCGACTGCCACCGGTGCCGCCTTCTCCTTCTCGGCAGGAGATAAGTCCTTGCCAAGGTTGGCGACGCGACCGATAGTGGCGTCCACTGCACTAGAAACAGCGGCGGCGAGTTCGGCAACAGTCTCGTCAATGATACTTGGTGGAGCCGTTGGCTCTGGCGTTGGCTCCACGCTCGGTTCTACAGACGGCAGAGGGGACTCTGTTGGCTCAGGAGTAGGAACAGGAGTGGGATCAGGAGAAGGGGAGACTGACGGAGTAGGAACTGGCGTCGGCTGAGGCGTGGCCGTCGGCTGTGGTGTGGCAGTCGGTGTTGGTTCAGGTGTTGGCGTTGGTGTTGGTTCAATGCTTGGCTCCTCGCTTGGAGTCGGCTCCGGTGTCGGTGTCGGCTCGATGCTTGGTTCAATAGATGGTGACGGCTCTAGCGTTGGAGATGGCGACGGCTCCACAGACGGCTCTTCGCTTGGGAGTTCGGATGGGATCGGTGGTGGCGACGCTACAGGCGGCGTCGGATCTAGCACGAGTGGCAGATTGGTGAGCAGCTCGTAGGAGCCGCCAACTGGGAACGGCTCCTCTGGATGCATGCAGCCTGTTGAGTTGCATGGTCCGAAGCGCCCTGCGCGCAGCCGATAGAACCCTGCCTCTAGGGAGATCTGAATCAGCGATGCCCAAGAGACGCCATCATCGTCGCTGGAGGCAATGATCGAGCCTGTCGCGTTGTATAGCCACAAGGCAGAGTCCATGAAGTGACCTGCAGGTGGCGGCGAGCACCAGAGCACGGCTGGCTCGTCGCAGAGCAGGGTGCGAGCGGTGAAGAGCGTAGGCTCGGTGACCACCACGAAGTAGTCCCTCGTCTCAGTGACTGTCCGGCTGATCTCACCATCGGCTGCGCGCACGAGTGGCAGAAAGAGCAGGGTGCTAAAGATGATGCCCAGAAGTGGGAACGCGGCGCGCGTCACTTAGAGACTAGCGATGCGAGTAGTGGCACCAGCACGCTGAATAGCAGCGCGGCGATGACCACCAGACCTCCCTTGATTCTGTCCACGTCAGATCGCACCTCGTCAAGTTTGCGAGAGTGCGCGTCCATCCGCTCGATCAGATTGTCAATCTGGCGTGGCGTCATTCGTCTACCGGCACGATGTCGGTGACAGGCTTTGAGCAGGTTCCGCACACAACACGGAAGATGCCGTCCGCGTTGACTGCCGCGTTGATTCTGTGGGTGACGTTCTCATTGACGCAGCCTTCTGTCCTGCACGTCGTATCCATTAGCACGGTGCCCAACTCTTGTTCTTCCATACTACCTCCCCATTGCAAGGAACCACACGCCTGTGGCAGTGGTGTTCGTTCTGAAGATGTTTACCGTGAATCCAGTCAAGTTTGATCCGCTAAATGTTGGTGCTGAAGCGGTGCAACTTCTGAGGGCTGCGGCGGCAGAGATCGCCGTCACGAGGATTGACACATTGTCGGCGGTTGGCGTTCCTGCCGATGTCTTCACGCTCAAGCCAGTGACGTTTACGCTACTCACAACGTTTGCCGTCACTGGGTCGACCGTCACAGCGCCGCTTGCGATGTTTGCGGCGGTGAACATTCCATCCGTGTTTAGGTCGCCGGTGATTTCTACGTACGGCGCACCTATGCGGATAACGCCGTCCACATTGTCTACTCCCAGGTTGATTTCGTAGACCCCAGATGACGAGTTGCTGATCAACTTGATCGAGGGGTCAACAGCAGTTTGAGGGTAAATGTCAAGTTCTCCATCTACGTTTTCAAAAATCCAAGGCTGACCGCTAGGGGTTTGTAGCGACGGAAATGCGATTGCACCTTCTGATCGTGAGACGCGCACCTCACCAACCACGACGGTAACAGCGCCTGATGGCGCTGTTGCTGGTACATCCACCTTGACAGAGATGAGAAGATAAGCGGCTTTGGCGTCAGGAACGATCCATTTTGTGAAAAGAGATTCAAACGAGAGCGTGTTGGCGGTTGCGTTTACGGTATCTGTCACGGTCAGTGCGGTGAACGCAGAGTCAATGGCGGTTGCAGTCAGCGTAAGACGCACGCGGCTTTTGGAGGTCGAATCGCCAGTTGCGCTGAGTACGTAGACTTCTGGATGGTATGCCGAACTCCGATTCGCGTTGCCAGCAATCGGTACATACCGTGTGATCGTGCACGATGAGCCAGTTGCTGCTGCCGCTGCGACGCTGAAGGTCAGGGCTGCACCGCTCGCGGTACTGGTTGAATCTGTAACGGCCGCAGTAACGGCACCAGATACTCCAGTTTCGGCAATGGTCCAATACGGCAAAGGATTCTCGGCGCTGATAGTTCCAGTGCTGTCATCAGGAGGAATGGCGAAGTCGCCGTTGGCTACGTTTGCCTGAATCTCTCGCAGAGCTGCAGGACCAAAGAGCAGCGCGGTCTCGCCGTCGCTCGATGTGCTGACCAGTGGCGCGCCCTTGTCGGCATTGACGCCACCCTCAAAGCCGCCGAAGCCCTCTAGGTTCGTTCCGTAGTTGCCCATCGTCTACTCGCCTCCTGTGAGTCCGCGCAGACCCTTGAGGTACTTGCGCCGGAAGTCTGCCTGGATCTCATACTCCACCTGATAGGAGCCGCCACCCTGTGCGAAGGTCATCGTCACGGTGGCGATGTAGAGGATAATAGCGGAGAGATCGAGCGCAGGTGCGGTGACCTTGACGTACTGACCTGGCAGCCATGCCTTGATCAGATTGTAGGTTGCAGCGGCGGTGAGTGCGTAGCCTTGGCTCAGGCCGTACTCCCAGTCTGGCGCGGAGGTCTGTGAGAGATCGGAACCGCAGACCATGAAGGAGACGGTGCGAACTGGCTGAGCGCGTGAGGCGAAGGTGGCACGAGTGAGTTGACCGATCTTTGCGCCTCGGTCGCCCTTCTTGGCGATCTTTGGCGCGGAGAAGACTTCATTGCCGAGTGGACCACTGCGACTCGCCAGCCCTGCTCCGTTGCGGCTGAATGTTCCGGTGTAGGTTCGGAAGTAGGGGTCGTTGGTCGGTGCGGTGGGATAGGTCTGGTTGGAGTCGTAGCGCGCATAGGTAGAGTCAGCCTGCACGAAGATCCCCTTGACGATCTCGCTGTGGTCAAGGTTGACCGACAGATCACGCGACAGGAGGCGCGTCACCGATGAGACGCTGCCGAGTTGCACGCTCGCAGGATCAGTGACGATCTCCGCAGGAGCGTTGGCGAAGGATGGCGCTGCGGTCTTCGGACCGTAGTTGAGGCGTCCGTCGCCGTCAATGAAGTAGCGGTACTGCACGTCAGCAGAGCCTCCTGCCTCCTCTGCCACCTGATCCAGTGCGCTTTGCAGGGTGGTCGCCTTGAAGGTCTGCTTGCCGATCGTCTGAGCGGAGCCGGTGTAGATGGCGCGAGTTGATCCAGTGATCACAGCGGTGTTCAGGATCTGGCGAGTGGTCGAGTCATTGACCTGATCATGCACGCGCTTGAGCAGACCGTTGATGATGTCGCGGTCCGTTGATGAGTCCTTGCCGATCGTAAATGAGTCCACGAAGGAGGTGGCGCGGATGCCTGTCTTTCCGTTGCGGATGATGGTTCGGTTGAGCCACTCATCGGCATCGGCAACGGTGACGCTTGCACGCGAGCCGAGGCCGTTCTCCAGCATCGTGCCGGTGATGTTGGTGATGAAGCCCAAGAAGAGCGGCGTGGCGGCGCTGTAGCGGCTGTCAAAGAACTGGACGCGAGCATTGTCGTGGACTGCGCCTGACTTCCACCAAGGTCCTCCACCAGGCGTCTTCCTCTCAATGACGTCAAAGCTCATGGAGCCGCCGTCTCCGTCTCCAGAGAGCGTGAGCGAGAGTGACCCCAGCTCTACGTACGGCGTGGTCAGCGCAGACGGAGCAGGGAGGTCAAGAAGGTTGGCGCCGCTGTCAACTCCAGCGACGATCAGGCTGAATGGGTTTGCCACTTAGCGCCCTCGCCGAGGTCCTGGTCCGATCCTCTTGATTGAGTCGGCAACGACGGTGTCGACTTTGCCGGTGCCGATCGAGACTGGGATGATGTAGGTGCTGGTCATTACGCCACCACC